ACTTCTGTAGATTAAGAACTCCATCAGCGGATAAGTTGAAATCATCTTCATCCACTACAAAACCAGCAGTATCTCTGGACGCACCTATCACACTTATACCAGGAGGTATATTAACTTTGTCTGTTAATTTATATATCTTATCCAGTACCACACGACCACCAGCAGTTTCAGCAGCAGTTATGCAGTTTGTGATAGCTGTGGTATCATCAGTCGTACCATCACCGACAGCTCCATAAGATGCAGGATTGAAATCTATTACATTATTATATAACTCTTCAAAGTTATCATCAATTGCTTGCATCATATCTTGAGGTGTAGTCAGTGTCGATACGTTATCTATAATTGTCCTCGACATATTACCTCCTTACTTCCAAGGTTGTGTATAAGATGCAGCACCATTATCAAGTTCAGTTGCTTGAGCAGCAGACATAATACCAGCATCAGAAGTAGTTGCTGCTGGTAGTACAGCATTAGTACCATCAGAGCTTTCTACTGTTACTGTAGTGGATGTAACTGAATAGGATAAGTCAGTATCTACATTAGTCTCTTTAGCTGTGTTAGCAGCAACAGCCGTATTAGAAGCTATTGCAGTATCTAAGTCAGATATGGTACTTGCTAACTGTGTACCAGTGTGGTTAGCTCTATCAAGAGCGTCATCTAATGATGCCCCAATAGAAAGATAAAGCTCATCAAAGTTACTGTCAATTGCTTGCATCATCAGTTTTGGTGTAGTATGAACTGATACATTATCGATAGTTATTTGTGCCATGTTAAAACCTCCTTATAAAATCCAGTCTCTGTTATATAGGTCTACAATCTCTGACCCACCACCTGTTCCTAACTGTCCTACTGTTGCTGCATCACTTGGGTTTACCCCATCTTTAAGGTTAGTTATTGTCCTTGAACCTGCATTTAAGTCAGCTTTCAAGTAGTGATCATCAGGTAAGAAACCATCAGCCAGTTGCTGTACTTGATATAGAGCCTGGTTAAATGATCTATTAAGATTATCTCTACCAAAGTCATTACCTCTCTGGAAATCTGAATAGGTAGATTCATTAGTCACTTCACGTCTGATTCTTACATATACATCACTGGTTGGAGCAACATTAAAGATTACAGTATCTGAGGAAATCTCATAAGTATCACTGTGTTGCTCAGTCACTGAACCTGTCTCTATATCTATAAACTCTACTACTATATCATCCTCTGATAAGTAACCTCCTTGCAAGGTAATAGGATAAGATACAGTAACCCCATTACCTTGAGTAGATGAAAAAGTTAATGACATAAGTCTCCTTTCATATTAATTATCTAAAGCACCAGACGCTGCATTGAACGCCTGATTAATTCCAATTGCCTTACCAAAAGGTATGACACTCTGGACATCTCTAACCGTTTTGCTTGGATCACCATCACCAGCAAAGATATCAACAACATCCTTAATAACATCTTTAGCGTCACCTACTGCTCCTACTACTGGAACAGAGGTAGTATTAAGACCACGATAACCAGACTGGCCAGGAGCTGCCATCATACTATCAGGAAGTGCCCCAAAGGTTGCAAGCATATCACCAGCAACACCAACAGAAGCAAGCTGACCCATTCTATTTAATGTGCCAAAAATAGCTTCATCTGGTCTAAAAGCTTTAGCGAGGTATTCTTCCTGGTCATCTCTACCTAAACCCCTATGCAGTGCTGAGATCGAGTATGCAGCATAAGACATCATAAGAGAGTGCATAGCTATAATAGAAGCAGCTATCCTGTCATGCCTCATATCATGTATAAGCTGTTTACCAAGAGATGCTATTGAGAAACTCCTGAATTGAGTTATAAGTTGACCCAACCATTTGTGCATAAATACAGGAGTCTCTCCTATCAAGGGTCTTTGCATATCCCTTGATACTAACCTGTGCATACCATTGATAAGTCGTTCTTGCATCTCTGGTGGCATCTGACCAAAGTTAAACATTCTAACTTCTTTGCCTCTATCCATAGTGGTCTTGGGATTAGCTTGCATCCAAGCTTTAAGCTCATCCATAAAACCTCCATGCCATCCTGCATCCTTGATATTGGATTCACTTAACCCTTTACCAAGATCATCAGCCCACTTCTTAATCTGGATACCAAGCGATCTAACAGCTAACTTCTCACCTGAACCCTGCACTGTTCTGAATGCAGATATAACCTCTTGAACTCTCTTACCTTGTGCAAGCATGTTATCTATCTTACCACCTAAGCTGTTATAAGTCGCAGACTCTTCTATATTATCAATCCTCAGATAGCCAGGATACATTACATAGTCTTCACCTACATAATACAACATCTCCTCAAGTTCATCCAAATCAGCTCTCTTAAACTTACCTGCATATGTTCCACCCTCTCTTAGGCTTTTACTTCCTAACACACCCAAGTCAGGACATGCTTCCATAACAGTCTTGATACCTCTCTGTCCTGTGATACGGGCTATCTCTGGAATAGTTGATATCCCCATAGTCTGTAATCTCAAGAATGCAGTAGCATCTCTGAGTCTGCTTAGGTTCTTTATAAAAGCAGAGTTAGGATCAGTATTGATAGAGCGCCCATAGATAAGGTTTATACCATCCTCAAGTATTTGAAGCTCCTTATTAGTAGCTGATACATCCATACCTGCATTTAAAGCATCCTTCTTAACCTCTCTCAAGAACTCCATAGCCTCATTCCGTGATTTAAAACCTAACCTACCCATAGCCGATGCACCAGCAGCTTCTCTTGTATACGACTCAAGCAGCTTTGGTAAGTCAGACTCTATAAGGTCAACCATCTTTAAACCATTAATCTCAGTTGTTAAGTCAGGTTCAAAAGACTTCTTAGCACGATTAGACATATGCCTGGATAAATTCTCTTCTGCTGACTCTAATAGGAATTCATCAATAACATCCTTTGGTACCTTAGCTGCCTCTAAGCTTTTCCTAATACCATCAACATCCTTGCTTGTTATAGTCGGTGCATAGTTTGTCATACCTAATGTGTGATCTAAAGACCTTGCTACATAACCCCTGGCTATATAGTCAGAAGTTTTCTTATCCAGATTATAACGTCCACGTTGATAGGCATCAGATAGTAAGTCTATTACCTTTTCCTTACCGTGCTGAAATACAGCATGTTTAATAAGATTCTCATCAACAATGGTTGAAACATAGTTTTTATCAAGATCAAGGTTTTCAAAGCCAGCTTCACCAGCAGCTTTACGGGCAGTACCGGCAGCTCTGAATTGATCTCTTACACCCTGAGCAGCTTGTTTAATACCTTCATCACTAAATGTTCCAGGGTATTTAGTTTCTAAGATAACCTTCTTATAAAAGCTTTCGGTGTTCTGAGGCTTCATAATCATATCTAATCTATTGATACCTTGGTTCTTTCTCCATACTTCCATCCCATCTTTAAGTCTGCCACGCATAGCTGTTCTAAACTTCTTACCATAGATATCAGACATAAGAGCAGCAGTACCATTTGGATTAGAGGAGCCACCTTGAGGGGCCTCAAATAGATGATAGGATAAACCTCTTACAACTATATTCTCAGAGTTAGATAGCCTATTCTGAACACTGCTAACACTCTGTGTGAACTTAGGAAGCAGTCTCCATCCTCTTAAATCCTTTGGAACATTATAGCCATCCTGAGCTAAGCTTGCTATCTTATCGGCATACTTCTTATCTATATCATAGATACGTCTTATCTGTCTTGTATCCCCAGCAGACGCTGCACCAACCGAACCTGGCTTAGCCTTTTCAATGGCTGAAACTGTGCTAACATCCACATCAGAACCTAATTCAATATCTGCTGTTTCATAGATATCAACCTTTTCATTAGGGTCTTTTAATCGATTAAGCTGCTGTTGAAGTCTACCACTCTTTGTAGGTAATCCTTCTTTAAAGATACTTCTTGCTCTTTGCTCTTCTGTCATAGCGTTCCACATCTTTAAATCTTTACCAGCTCTTCTTGATTGAATAGCAGTTTCAAGATCAGACTTATTCGTAAGCAGCTCACGAGTAAGCCTATCTCTTCTTTCAACTGTAGAACGAGCCAGCTTGTTCATGCGCTGTCTTAATTTAAACTCAGCAGCATTAACCTTACCTTTAAGTCTTGCCTCTACTTCTGCTAACTCTCTTGCTCTCTTAGCTTCAATCTCTCTTACCTTCTCTTCTGCTTTCCAAAGTTTAGCTTGCTTCTTAGGTGTGTCCTTCTTCTCTAAACTCTTCTCTATCTTCTTGATCCTTTCCTGTTCAGCAGATAGTTCATCAGCATATTTGGTTTTGATCTTTTCTCTTTCAGGACCAGCTTTCTTAATAAAGTCTCTTTGTGCATCTCTTACTTTATTTCTATGAACTTCAACAGAAGATTGAGTATTCTTTAACTCAACTCCCTCAGCTTCTATTTCCTTTTCCAAAGACTTAATACGATTCTTTACTTCTCCAATCTTTTTATTAGACCAAGCTGATGCAGAATCATAAGCTCTTTTAAGCTGTATGCCTTTAGTGTTAACCCTTCTTCTAATATAATTAGAATCTAAGTCAGTATCATTTCTGGGGAAGTCTCTAATCATCTCTCTGGTAATAAGCCCCTCAGCATCAGCTCTTACAGCAGCATCAGCTTCATCAGCAAGATCAGCTATGTCAGGTCTACGACTTCTAACTAAGGGTGATAAAGCACCACCAATTAAAGCACCACCAGCAAAAGCGCCAACAGTGTCTAACATGTTAGACTGCGTATTACCCTTAACTAATAGAGTTTCAATAGCAGCATTCTCTACACCAGATAAGGCTCCAATCCTTAAAGCTTTAGTTATTCCAGTTGCTTTGGTACCCCAACTTAAACCACCAGTGGCTACACTTGTTGCTATACCAATAGGATCAAACATAGAGAAAGCTAAATTAGCAACGATACCTTTAGCTCCAGCACTTGCTATGGCTTGCTGTCTATCTCTATCTTCCTGGATAAAACCTTTCCGTGCTAAGAACTCTGGTTCTGAATCAGCTTTCTCAAGATAATCTAATTCATCCTTTGAGTATTGTAAGTATAAATCCTCTTTAGTTTCTTTGGTTAAACCCCAATTATCATCAGCTTCAAATTGTGAAGACCTACGTTCAAACATCCTATTAATAGCAAAAGGTGACATAGCTTCCTGGAAAGCTGCTCCCAGGAAGTCTACGTTCTCTTCACTTTTACTTTGATCAACAAGATATCTAAGGTCAGCAGCTACTGGCTGTTCCCCTAATTCTATGTCATCATAGTAATCTGTCAAATTTCCTCCTTATTAGAATAGAAAGTTCTCACCTACTTTTACATGCTTAGGCTTTCCTCCCTTGCCAGGTACCTTATACCAGCCACCTGCCTTATTAACTTTATCTCTCAGTGCTTTACTAAACTTCTCACTTCTAAGAGAAGAACTAAACTTAACCCAAACCTCTTCTCCCCATTTGTATTCTTCTACAACAGGGGCACCCGTAACCGATAAAGCAGCTTTGTTGTAAGCATTTAGTCTTCTCTTTAATAGACCACGATATCTCTGACTACCAGCCTTTGTAAAGTCAAATACCTTTACAAGACCTTCCATCGTGTAACCTTGATCTGCTACTAATTTAGCTTTCTTATTTAGCCTAATAGCACCCTTTCCACCATTATAAGATAAGTCAGTCCAGGCGTATTTCTCCTCTTCTGTCATCCCATCCCATTGAACTAATGATTTCTTAGATGCCTCTCGGTAGTCTTTTAGTTTATCATTAACAAGAGAGTCTACCTGATTAGAGGTTAAACCTTCCTTTACATTAACAGGTACTCCATCAATTACAGGCCAGTTCTCTTTCTTATCTGTTAACCACTTATCAAGTACCTTTACACCGTATCCAATCTCATATTCAGACTGACCTTTCTCTTTCTTTTCTTCAACCGATTTAAACATCATATACTTAGGTTGACCACCTACATTAATCCTGCCTTTATTGTTAGGATTCTCCTGTGATTTAAGGTACTGTAGATAATCAGTAGATGCTTGTCCTCGGTTCTTTGTCAGTCCAAGTCTATCTTCTTTGATGTCCTGAATAGCAATAGCTGCATCATCAGCCATACGATTAGAATCACTCCTAATAGTTTCAGGAGACCTGACATCAATCGGTTGAAACATTTCAAGATTAGTCTTTCCTGTTCCAGGGTCTTCAATCTCTGGGAGTTGAAACTCGTCTGGTTCGTTGAACTTAATGACCTCTGGGATAACTGGTTGCCTGAGAACTTCTGGTGCTTCTGGTGCTTCTTGTGTCTCTTGCTCTGGTAATGCTCCAAGTACACTACTCCTTATATCTTCTGGGTTTCCTCCTCCTGTTAAGAAGGCTCCAATTGAATCAACTATATTATTTAACATTCATACTCCTTTTCTTCTTTGAATATAAAGCTCTCATCTTAGCCTTTTCTTCTTCAAAGTCTGTAATAACATTTTGCTGATTTACCTCAAAGGGAGTATGACCTAATTCCTCTACCTCATCAGCTATCTTCTCTTGCCTTACTTTATACTGAGCTGCCATATCCTTTACCTTACTTAATGGCATAGGCTTTCCAAGATAGATGTTAGCATTAGAAGCCTTACTCCTCGCAACTAACTGTATTGTTCCTCTCTTAGGATCAGTGATAGGGAATACATCTTCTTCATCCAACCCAAGTGCTTGAAGTTGTGGCATCCAAGTATCTCTTTGAGACCAGACTACACCACGCATCATATCTTCTAACTTAGCACCTTTCTTAGGTAGGTTAGGGTCTAATCCTATAGCCTTACTTAAATATCCAATAGACCCTTTAAGTCTTAGATGTCCAGCAGTGGTCCATCCTTTCTTAAAATATTCAGTGACAAGATCAATATTAGAATCATCATCAGGTTCAGGAGAAAGAGAGACTTGATTTCTAATCTCCTCTTCCAAGTAAGCTGATTGACTATCTTCAAAGTCAGGGTTAAGCAAGAACTCTAAATTATCTCTTACTTCTTCAACTCCTTTACTTATTCTGCTTGTGTCTGGATTATAAGGATTATTAAGGAAACCCTGTGCCATTGTCAAAGCTTGAGGATCAGGTATACCTCTATCTCGATATGCCATAAAAGCTCTTACAACTTTAGACTCCTTACCACCAAGTGAATCAAGATGCTGATACTTTGCCATAGGTGGCATAGAATCTAAGATATTAATAGCTTGTTCAGTTGTAGAATCAAGAGTAAGCTCTCCTTTGTCACCAACCTTCTGTCTTGCTGCTACATTAGAGGTAGCCAGATTTGACAGTGATTTAACAAAAGGATTAATAACATCATCCTTGGTTACTGCCATATCACATACTTGAGCAATAGCTGATGCTGTCTTCTTCTTTAAGAACTCACCTTGCTCTTCTTCTGGTATCTCTTTGGCCTCTTCTCTCGCTTGATTGATTAAGTCTTGATAGATAGAGGTATAACCAGCTTGTCTTTCCTTTGGTTTTATTGAAGTTGCATCAGTCTGACTTTGATCAGCAAGTAGAGCTTTTATCTGTCTCTGTCTTTCTCTTCCAGCTACAGCTTTGGCGTGATCATTAATGATAGAAGTGATTGAACCTCTTGTTGCAAACTTACCATTAAGTTCTTTATTTCTCCTATCAATTAAACTAAGTCCAGTATCCAAAGCTAACTCTCCGCTAAGAATCTGTGACTTGTATGTATTAAACTCAACAGCTAAAGATACAGCTTCATTACTTAAACTCTCTCCTTGCAACTTCTCATCTAAAGCCTGTAAAGCTCCTGTTCTCTCATATAAAGAGGTCTTCCTATCTCCTTTCCACACCTTAGATGCCTCAATGAGTGAAGGTGACTTAGAGGTAAGAATAGCTTTTGTAATAGCCTCATCCTTTTGAAGAGAGGTAAGCTGATTCCCTTTAACTAATCTATCAATAGAAGTGACTGCTGCATCAACAGGTACTTTATGTCCGTTCTCTTTAGCCAGCTTATCCATATTAAGCAGTGCATCTGTTACGCTATTGATATAAGAAGCTTCTTTTCTTTTAATCTTATCAGCTTCTCTTACTGATGCTACCTGTGGCATGGCTTCACGAAAAGAGATTGGTACTAACTTTTGCATCTCTTGATCTTTTGCATAGCCTTCATAAGTATCAAGCATGTAATTATCAACAGCTCTATACTCATCTTGAATTGCTTTTTCCCACTCTTCATCATCTAAGCCTTGCTTAGCTAATTCATTAAGTCGAGCCTGAACTCCCAGCATTTCACTTTTAAGAGTGACTGCTGCATGTGCCCTTGTCCCTGCTACTGTTGCTTCACTTGTGGGAGCTGCACCAGCAGCAGCAACACCGCTCTGGATTATCTTATCAGTAGCTATCTTTTTATTCATCTTTTTAGTATATTGATCTGCTGCTGCTCCTGTAAAACCGACCAGGGCATTAACAATATCAATACCTGTGGTTTCAGCCTGGAAAGCCGAGCGAGGTAGAACTTTACTTTCTTCCCTTAATCTCCCAGGCATTTGTACCTGCTGAGACGGCCCCATCTGAAAAGGATTATTAACCTTTTGTCTTGTTATTGGTTCTGCCATTTAACCTCCTATTTTGCTTTAGCACCACTTCTTGAAGCTTTTGCTGCTCTTTGAAAGGTACCATGTGTAGATTGAAAAGTGCTTAAACCAGACATAGCACCCTGATAAAATGCAGGTGGCGTTATAGTATAGTCAGTCTGCTGAGCAACGCTTGATCTAATATTAAGAGCTTCTGTATCAATATTATCAAGCTGTCTCTCTCGTTGGCTGGTGATATCACCAAACCTCTGACCTAAGCCTGTGACTAAATCTTCCATAGCTAAATCAATAGACTGACCATAGGTTCCTGTGGCTGCTGACTGTAATTCAACAGTAGACCTTGCTTGCATATACTCTCTTTGCGCTTGCATGGACTGCTTATAATTTTCCTGAATAACATCAGCCTCTTGTTTACTTAACTCTGTGTATTGCCTTAATGCTTCATCTCTTAGCTGTTCATTATAATCTTCCTGTGCTTCCTTCTGAGCTTCCGCTTGCATATAAGAAGCACCGGCAGATACAGCAGATACAGCGAGAGATGCAACAAGGGCAGCAGTTGTTCCTATTGCCATTATATACGTTGTCCTCTCTTGTTAAAGTTTCCAGTTAAAGAAAAATCACGAATAGCTAAAGGTAAGTGACTATCTGTTTTGATAGTTAGATTATACTGTTCCGATCTTTTACGTATAGGTATTCTATGTTGACCTTGAACTAAAGGAGCAAATCCAATTATGTTCTCAGGTCCACCAAGTGTTCTATTACTATAAGCTGACTCTCTTACGTTACCATAATTATCTTCTACTTCCGCTGTTATCTCCCCGGAGGTATTATAATTAACATAGTAATTACTAACTATTAAAGTATCCAGATTCATAGCTTGCCCGTTCCTATCTTTAACAACGGGATTAGTCAGAGTGTATCTGCATTCATAACTAAGACCTGCTATCACTTCACAAGTTGCTTGATCACTTAGGTCATCAACTGACCAAAGCTCTGAACCTACTCTTTCAAAATTAACTAAAGTACCTTTCTCTTCTTCATAACAATCAGTTGACCTAACTAACTTAATATCATCAGTAGAGCAGTTAGGTAAGGGATCAGTACATTTCCAGGTATCATCATCTTTTGTCATGGTGACTACTGAGGAACGATCAAGACGAACTGGAAAGGTTAAGCCAGAAGAATCAGCATCACCTAAATCTATGGACTCACATTCAACTGTCATATCATCTCTTTCAATAACTATCCTTAATGTATCATCAACAAAAGCCATGTAAATTATCTTATCACTATCAGGGAAGGCTATCTTACCCCAAGCACTTTGAGCTTTTTCAGCTCCTTCCCATAACCAGTCATAAGTATATAATACATTATCAGGTGAAGCTTTGATAATTAATAAATTAATATTAGTAGATGCCAGCATTACTTTAGGAGTACCTACAATATATTCCTTAACATGATCTGTAACAGGTCTTGCTCTTTTTGAATCTGTCACTGAATCTGTAAAGTATTCTCTTATGCCTGTAAACTGTCCATACTTAATAGCAAAGAATATATTATCTCCTGATGCAACAGGATTAACTGATAAGTCGGTTTCAAAAGTAGTTGTCTTTCTTAACACCGTATTACTTGATGTCAATGCTACATCACCTGGCATTAAGAATTGAGCAGTATCAGAAAAGAATACCAAGTCACCATCGAAACCTATAGAAGCTTTAAGATAATTAATCTGAGGTGAGTCAGCATATACACTAATTGGGTCTGTATCTAATGTTGCCTGTACTGTATCTCTATAGAAGTTAAAGAACTCATTAGACCTTGACATAGTAACAGACTCGCCAGCAGTAAAGTATAATCTATTCTGCATAAGACCAGTTGAGTTTATTTTAAAACCTGTAAAGGCTGGTAAGGGATTAGTTCTATCATCTCCTACTTCTCTATCTTCCCATTCACCTTGTCTTAAAGTAAACGTAGCCACCCCAGCAGATACACTTTCCCTTACAAGTACATGAGGCATAGTTGCAGGATTGTTACCAACTGATATGTCAGGAGCGATAGTTTCATTCCAGGTAAGGTTATCACCAGCACTTCCATCAGTGGTAGTAGCCTTTAGCCAGAAGCTTGCATTTTCAGTCCGATCACCACCAGGTGGAGTTACTTTAATCTTAAAATCTTCTGGTGCTTTATTAGGAAGTAAGGATACTTCTTCAACTGTCTTAAACAAAGCAACTGCATTAGCACCATCTACATCGTCATCCACACTTATAGTAAATGAAGCACCATCTATTCTTGATATGAATAAACAGTTATTATCTAATATGATATTATAATCTGCTGATATATCTGTTCCACCCCATCTACCCTGCGCGGATAACATTTCATCTTGAGACCCACCCGTTAGTGCATCGAGTAGTTTTGTTGCTACTAAAGAAGGTCTGACTGCGTAAGTATCAGTATCGGTTCCACCAGCAGGTGATTGATGCCAGGCAACTTCTACATCATCTATATATATTCTCGTCATTTGTGCATAGTCTTTAAATTGAACGTACACAATGGCTACGTTCTCTAATGAATCTGTAGTTGTAGAACTCTCTTCCACTACCACATCACGATTAATCAGAAACGTGTAATCACCTATAGTCATAAGATCAAGGTTAGAAGAAGGATCAGAATTAGCTAAGTAAGTACCAGCACTGTCTTCAACATTAACGGTATGTTTAGTGCCATCAGGAGACCAAGCCTGGACAGTACCATCTACCTGTACCTCAATGAAATATTCTTCTCCATTCCTTTTATAATGATGCCACTTAGACAGAGGATTCTTAGACGCATCAGCAAAGGTTCCAGTGCTTTGTGTACCCTGCCTTGAGCTAAGCCCTCTTACAATATCCGGTCTGAAATTATCTGACAAGGTACACTGTCCAGGATACCTATTCTTAGCTGGTTGCTGAGATACACCTTGGATGGGTCTACCTTGATTACTTGTAACATAAGTAATAAGTCACCTCCTTTAGTATGTGTTGCGTTTTGGAAACACTGATAGTCTGTTTGATAAAGCATTAGGTCCACCAACTCTTGCTATAAATTCCTGAGCTGTCGCATTATCACGAAGATAGTTATGCTTTCTGTTTCTTGATTCTTCCCGTTGTAATAGGTTCATAGCATCTTGTTCATCTTGCTTCTGAAACTTCCATCTCTTTTCATCTACCTCTAAGTCTTGAGCAAACTGTCTTCTTGCTACATACTTAATAGCTGTCTGTGCAATAGGTGGTAGGTCATTAAAATCAATAAGCATAATGAAAGCTAATTGAAGACACATAACACCACCAACAGAATAATTAGCTAAGTCAGACAAGTCAAATGTATGATTAACCATATCGTATAACCTGCCATCTCTTAGAGCAAGTCTTATGTCCCTACTCTCACCAGAAGTAATCAGAGACAAAGCATTAGTAGGTGCAACTATGTGACCAGTATTTGAATCCGGTACAACATTCCAGTTATATTCCTTATTAAAGAACCAGCCTCTCTGCTGGATTTCTTTTGATATCCTCTCTATAGTCCGCTCAGCCTGAGCTGCATCTAAATCTGCATCGTTCTCATCAGAAACAGGAGCAAGCCCAACACCAGCTAAGCAAACATTAATTGCATTTAACTTTTCTGACAATGTTTACCTCCTTAAAGTAAAAGCCCTCCAACAACCAAATGATGGAAGTAGAGGGCTATTTAGGTATAGTCTAACAGTGTTAGACTTGAGTGTTAGCTATAGGTTTTAGTAGCTTTGGCTTTGCCTTTAGCTTTAGTAGTAACATTACTGTCAGCAGTAGCAGAATTAGATACGACCACAGCACAGTTATCATAACGGCCAGTGGTAGCACCTTCTGACAGCCAAGAGTCAATGAAGTATCCTTTAGTCTTCTGGTCAAAGAAGATATCAGTAGACAGAGCGATTGTACGACCACAAAGCAAAGCGTCCTGCTGATAGATAATGGCATTAGCAGCTTTCATATCATCAGTCACATCATATCTATTTCCATTATTTGCATTTGAAAGTAGAGAGTGATCAGCGCCATCATGCGGGTTAATCTTCATCTGAGTAAACTCAACAGAACCCTGAACGGGTAGGCCCCAGCCTTTAAGTCTACCAGAAAGGTTAGCATCAAACATAGTACCAGTAGTCTCATTAGAACCACCTTCTGTCTGAGCAATAAAGCCATAGTCAACCAGCAGACCAAACTCTGCAATGGGTACCATAACTTTCAGACCAGCAATAGGTACTCTCTGAGTAACCAAACCCATCAATGCAATCTCAATAGCAGATACAAGCTGGTAAGGGTCTTGAGCCTGGGAGTCATCATCTTTCAATCCAACTTCAATAGCTACACCCTGACCAGTAACACGGGAGATGCCACCAGTAATAGTGTTAGCATAGGGATCATAAACACCACCAGTAAGGCCAGTAGCCAGAAGCTGCTGAACTACCATCTGGTCTTCCATGGTCTTGATTTTGCCAGTCTGATTAGTGGCGAGTTTAGTCATAACATCAAAGTCATTCTGGATGTCATGAAGGGTATGTACTGTATTACGTCCAAGTACAATGGTATCAACTACCAGAGCGTTCTTATTGAACTCAGTATCATTAGTTGCTTCGGGTTCCTGACCAGGAGTAAGAGTCTGCAAAGAGGTCTCACCCATGTATTTATCAGAAACAATGTTAGTACCTACTACATCCTGAACAGAGAAACCACTAAGTAGGTTCTCACCTTTCAGGTACTGCTCATGTACTACTCCATTAAACTTCTCGATCAGCAAGGTTGATACATCAGCACCAACAGCAGGATTCACGAGATTGTTATTAGTAGAACCAGACATAAATTAATCTCCTTATATTTATAGTAATTGATTGGTAGTATAGTAAGAGAGAGAGTAGTAGTTACTATCACGTTCTATCACTACTAAGCTCTCTATACTCTCTTATCTCTCTATACTCTCTTATTATTTCTTATTATTTCTTACTGTTCAATACTGGTCTCTAATTATTTTGTAAGGATTTCTGCATCTTAAAGTTCTTTAAGAAGTTAGATTCCTTTAGCTAAGCCAGCTTGTCTTCTTTGATCCCATTCAGCAGGGTTCTTTCTATACTCTCCGTTCTTAAAAGCTTCAAAGTATTCTGCTTGAGTAACAGCTCCACTTGAATCTGCAACTTTAGAGTTATCACCAGTCTCTAAGTCTAACTTGACAGGTGCATCGGGTTTCCCAGCAGCTTCATATTGACGCCAAATATCAGCAATCATAAGTTTCTGTACCCGTAGGGTTCCTTTCTCCATAACCTCGTTAAATTCGGCAATCTCCTCTTCGGAGAGGTTCTCCATTGCAAAGGCATCGAGGTCATTCCAGCGGTCTTCACCACCCATCAGTTCGAGAGTTTCATTCCAAGCTTCTTCTGCTGCTTTTGCTGCGCTCTCCTGACCCTCCTTGAACTGCTGCATAGTCATCGAATCTTTAGCCTTTAGGCCATCAAGGTATGTGTCTACCTGCCATTTCCCAAACGCCTCATTTAGGGCATTTCTGGTCTCCTCAGATAGACCCTCCTTAGAATATAGCTCCGTTGCAATCTCTGAGGCATCAAATCCTTTCTCCTGTGCAAAATTTGCAAGGTCAGCCGGGATATCAATATCGACAAGAGCGCCATCGTATTCAATTCCTTCGACCTTCAAATCTTCCGTATGAGGAGGGACAGAGGGTTCCCCAGGCGCTACATCATCTTTGATTTTAATCTCATCAGAAGGGGTATCCTC